CAGAAGGTAGTGCATCAACTATACTTCCTAATTCAGCTATTACGTTTGCAGCAGTAATAGCTTCTCCTGTAATTTTAGTTGAACCTGTGTGAGCAGCATCAGCACCCAACAAAGTAGTTAATCCATCAAATTGTCCGCTTGTTGCAGTAGAACCTTCCCAAATAGAAGTTTCAGTTCTTTGTGCTACTTTAGCAGCAACGTGTCCAATTAAGAAATCAGAAAATGAAGGAGGAAGTGAATCAAAAGCTGAATAGCCCATAGAAATTGCATCCCAATCATTTTGGAAATCTTTCTTACATAATTGTAAGTTTACTTGTTGGTATTCTGGTTGTAGAATACGCTCGTCAAGTGTAATAGTAGAAGTTCCAACAAAATCACAAGCCGCATCTGTTACGATATCGTTTGTAGAAACTGTTTTTAATACTTCTTTAAATTTAATGTTTGGTTTAACGGTAATTCCCCCGTTTTCAATTGTTGTACCACTTAAAAGTGCAGCAGAAATGTATTGTCCTGCAAACTCCCCTGCATAAGTAGTTGTAATACTAGTTGTAGTTGCCATAATTTATTTATTTATTTTTTTATTTGTGAAATTCTTTGTAAAACTCTATCCGCTGTGCTTAATGCTCTTTTTTGTGCGTATAGGTTTAAATTTGGTTTAGATTCAGCTTCAGGATTGTGAGTAATTTTTTCCACTGGTGTTTCAGCAGCTAATTCTTCTTTTACTTCTTCCTTTTCAGCATAAACTGTTTTAGTTGTAGTTTCTTCAGATTTAATAGAACTTACACCTTCTTCGCTCATTTCTTCTTTAGGTTCAATCATTGCTTTTATTTCGTCAATCATTGCCTTAATTTCAGAAAGTTCTGCTTTAGTAGCATATTCCATTTCTTCTTTTTTATCTTCAGCAGCTTCTACTTCTTCTTCAACTTCTTCTTCAACTGCACCTATAGAAGCAATAATTCCTTCTTCTTCTACAATTAAAGTTTCCCCATCTTCAAGTTTGTATTCGCCTACTGGTAAAGCTACCATTTCATCTTCTGTTACAATGAACACTTCGCTTCCTGCTTCAAATGATTCACTTTCAATAACAGTACCGTTTTCTAGTGTGGCTTGAGCCAACTTAACTTCTTCGGATAGTTCTACCCCAATAAGTTCTTTTACTTTGTTTAACATATCTGTTGCTTTCATATAATATTACAATAAATTAGTAATTAGTTTGTTGTGTTTTTATTTAGGCTCTTTATATAACTTTGGCAAATCAGAAGTTAATCCATCTAATTTTCTTGACAAGTCTTGTGCTTCTTTTAGTCCTTTTACAGAATTAAAATCAACACCTAAATCCATAGCAGCTTGACCAATTTCTTTTATGTCGTTTTCTAATCTTTTTCTATCTCCTTCAACTTCTTTTATAATATCTTGAAAACTATTCCATTCTTTTCTATAAGCCATAAAAGATGAATCGATTTTTGCTTCTGCTTTTTTTAATTTATCATCAAGTTTTGCAAAATCTTTTTCTACGCTTGGTGCTTTTCTTGCTAACTCAACTTTATGATTAGATAACTTAGTTAGTATTTTGTGTACGCTTGGTTTCATATGTGTCTTTTTTATAATAATAATATATTTAAACCTTTAAATCTTTTAATATATTGTTAGCTGCTTTTTCGGAAGTTTTAAGTTTTTTAACTAAATCTTTAGATTCAATTATTTTTTTATTTAATTCTTTATAACCTTTAATTTCACTTGGTTTAATTCCAAGTTCTTTAGATTGTGATTCTACTTTATTTATTAATTTTCCACCTTCATCAACAATATACATTACACCATTTAAAATACTTTCAAAATTACTTAATTGTGTTTTTAAACTTTTTTTATCATCTAAAACATTGTATAATTTATTATATAATGATTGCATATTATTTTGTGTTCTGTTAGCTTCACTAAATCTTTTTGGTGCTTCTGATAGCATTTTGTTTAAATCTTGTATTACACCTAACTCAACTTTTTGAGTAGAAAACTTTTGTAGTATTTGTTTTGTTATTGAATCCATATTTATATAATAATATATTTAACGTTTTGTTATAAATTTATTCAGTTCCTGTTATGTTTCCTATCCCTTGTGCTTGATAACTACCATCTTTGCACATACACGCTCTTTTGTCGTTTTGTGGACTAGGGTTT